TCTTTTTGTACTTTTGACCTAGAAGTGTTGGTATACAACAAAAATGATGGACAAAATGTGTGAAAAAAAAGTGTACTTGGACAAAATATTTTGTCCTAACAGGCAGAATCTCAGATTCCCCGCGCGCGAGGTGTTTTGTTTTTATCAATATATCAAAACTTTTACCATACCTATAGAGATTTGAAGATGACAGAAGAAAATTTTTTTGATATGTTGAATAGAGTACACAATCCGGAATATTACTATGGCAAGAAAAAAGACAAGAAGAAAACTAAACGTAAGACAATCAGTCGTCGAAGAAATACCATATCCAAAGGTAAGAGTGGAGTGGATAGACTGCGTAAGCGACAGCGGTTGGGCAAACGAAAAAGAATTCGACAAGATGAAGTTAGCTAAACCTGTTAATGAAGGTTGGTTGTACTCGAAAGATAAAGAATCTATAAAGTTATTTGCTTCTTATGACAGAGATGACAATGAAATTACTTTTGGGGATCGGACGATGATTCCTCGTCAGTGGGTGAAGAAGATACAGAAGATTTAGGAGACTCTATTGCCTCACCTTCAACAGTCTTCGCATTTAAAAGCGGCGCGTAATCGTCTAAAATTTGTTTCATTTTGTTTTCTAGCTCTGATTCTGATAAGTCCTCTAATTTCCCTGTTTTTATTATCTTTCGGTCTATATACAATCCTGCTGCTTTACCTCTATTTGCTTCCGCATTCACCGCAGAAGAAAACGAGCCTTTTTTAAGTGCAGCTTCTCTGAGTCTTGCTAGTTCTGCTACATGTCCTTCGTAAGTCACTTCAAACTTTTTAAGTCTTTCTTCTTTTAGTTTACCTATATAACCTACAACTAACGGACTAAGTCTTGGATTACAAAGTTCTGATCCTTCTTGTCTAGATCTCTTTTCAGAATAGCCAGCAAGCTTTGCCGCTTCACTTTGTGTGACCGGTCCATCAGGTCCACCGAATACTAAAAACTCAGCGAATCTTTGTTGCATCTCTGTTAATCTTTTAGGAACTCCCATGTTGACAATTTAGGGTAACTATCCTATAAAGTCAATATGAAAGATGATCGAGGAGAATTAGATTTAACTAAACAAATTGAAGACTTGACAAGTGAATTAAAAAGCGTAAAGGAACTAGAAGAGTCTCATCGTAAGTTAAACGATAAACTTCAACAAGAAATAGCTGATTGTAAAAGAGATAATGTTATTCTAACACACGATAATGCTACTCTTTCAAATCGTCTTAGAGACGCAGGTAAATAATGTTTGTAAAGCACTTACAAGAATTTTTAGAGAAATTTACTTCTGCTAATAAAGCAGGTACCATGCAAGGTAATGCAGTTTCTAATGCTAAAATTTATATTGAAAAGAACGGACGACTTCATGAGATTAAAAGAATTGAAGTGCAAGACCAAGGTATAATTGGTCAGCCATCAATTCGTGTAGTTATTAAAACACAGGAGAAACAGGAAATTATTCTGCCTCCAAGTCTTATGAAAGAGTTCTAAATGCATGTACCAGTAACCCTAAAAAACCTATGGGTCCAGAGGCAAAATTATATCAAAAAATTAAAAGAAACTCCGATGGAATTTCATGGATTCGGATTGAAAACCTTAGCTTACTCGGCACTCCTGATCTATTGGGCTATAATACTTCTGGGCACTTTTTTACTGTAGAACTCAAAGTCACGAAGGGGAACAAGGTACGCTTTTCTCCACACCAAATTGCGTTTCACGTGGCACATCCACACAATACTTTTATCATGGTCGAGGCCCTTGGTCCAAGGTCCTCGAAACTTGTTCACCTGTACTCAGGTGCCCGGATCATGGAGCTTGTAGCTTGCGGCTTGAAGCTTGATGCTTGCAGCTTGGGGCTTGAGGCTTGTATTAAATATTTGAAGAACCTGAACTAGGTTCTGGTTTAGTGTTGCTTGAGGCTTGCAGCTTGGAGCTTGAAGCTTGGGGCTTGACGCTCGGACCCGCGGGAGCTGGAACGTCAAGCTTGTTGCCCGGACCAGGACGCACGCTTGTCGCTTCCGTCGAAGCTTCGTCGCTAATGGCCTGATCCAGATTATTACGCTTGCGTAATTCTTTATAATATTTTGGGTGTTTAAATTCAAACATTAATGTTGACCGTATGATACATTTTTAATTTCTTTATTCCAGCAATTTCTGCAATCTTTGCATTGGCCGTCCTGCTGTGGCGCGGGACACGTGGCGCCGCTTGTGACCACGGTTGAAGTGTTGGGCCAGCTGCCAGTCGCGGGCTGATCAATCATTGGTGTGCTAAATCTTATAATTAAATTATCCGGGGCTCGTGATACATGGTCCTTGATCCATGCTTCCCGGGTCGGGAGCCAGTGACGCTTGCCAGGTGTTAACCTGCATACTTCATAAATTTTATTTAAATGATTTAAATCCTGGACATCTCCTGAATCGTGCCATCTAAATACATCTGGCTTCTTGCTGTTGATCAGGTGTGCCATTGCTTCGACCCATTGCGGTGAGCTTATAGCTGCCAGTCTCCGGTACTGAGCGTCTTGTACAACTTTAAAAACATAACAACCTTTTAGAGCGTAGCAATCGTAGCAGGTGCTGCCTTTAACCTTCCGGAGCTTGGAGCCTGTTTTGCATTCCTTGGCTGGTAGACCTATTGACCATCCAGGCATTTTTGAAGGCTTGCTCAGGCTGCCTCCTATTATTTTAAATGCTTCTTCTGTTTTCATTTGTAATTTTTGGTTGGTTCATGAGTCTTGAGTCATAGTCTTTTAACAACTCCCAGATTTCATTTATTTGTTCGTCGCTGTACCATAGTCGAAGAACAGCGGCCAATTGATCGTAATTTGTTTTCATAATTTCTCCTTTATAATCCTATTACTATCATTTAGTTTTTAACGTGTCAATTAATTTATTCCAATCAATTGTTGGGTCTAGCTGCTCCATGCTTGAAGCTTGCGGCTTGGAGCTTGGCGCTTGGTGCTTGATGCTTTTAAAAAACTTTTCACAGCTGGCCAGGTAGGCCGGCGGAAGCGTTGAATGCTCCCGCAGGAAATAGTGTGTTAAGTCGTTGTGTTTAATTCTCTTCATTGCTTTCATTCCAATCCAGGACATTGAGCCCTGAAGCAACAGCCTTGGCCTCTGCATGATTTCTACACATGCAGAAGGTGAACGTGTGTGTATCTCCATAGTTACACATGACTACTGGGCCTTCGGCCCAGTACCATCCATCTTTGTTTATTTGTTTTATTTTATTTTTTGTTAGCATTCATATCTTTCTTTACTAGTCGCAGGATCTCCTCCAGGGCGTCCGCTATTCTTTTCAATTGTGTTGTGTCCATAATTATTCCTTTCTAAATTTATCCTATACTATCCTTCAGTCACTGTCAAGCTTGAAGCTTGTGGCTTGAAGCTTGCCGCTTTATTCTTTCTTCTTTAGAATGATTTTTAGAATCATTCTAAACTGATCCCAGAACCATCGCGACTTCTATCCCGGGGGCACAATGGTTCAGGGATCAGTACTAGTGGCTCGTAGGCGAGAGGTCTTTAAATACTAGTATAATACCTCCATACCCGTATGGGTATTGCAACCTATGATCTAGCCCAGAAATGTCCAGACGCCCTAAAACTAGTTCTGATCCCAGATCCATTGATGGTGTACACATCTGGACGCCGAAGCGCACAATGGATCAGGGATCAGTTCTGGTTATGCTTGTAGTTGATACGACCTACACAACCAGAAGTTGTCCCATTAGATTATAGCTTTACAGCAATATAATCTAAATCTCTAAATGCCTCTCCCTGCTTTTTTTTATCCCAAACTATTTTATGACCTTTTTGTACTAGTCTTATATTGGGCTTAAATTGTATTTTATTGTCAGTTGCTTTTTTTGCTTTTTCATCTAAATTCCAATTGCAACATTTATCCATTATATGCTTTTGGAGTTTCTTTAAATCAAACCCGTCAGCACGACCTATTGAATAGGCAAGGTTGCCTGTAAAATAGGTATATCTGTCTCCTGATTTTGCGTTAGTAAACCAGCTTTCAAATTGTTTTATTTTATCTGTCATATTTCTCCTTTTTGTTATTTATCCTATTTAATGCTTGACAATAGTAATGTCAAGTGTTAATTTCAAATTATGCAAAATAAAAATACAGAAAGGAAACAAATGAGTAAAATAAGAATGAACACCGAATTTAGAAATAAGATTTTAAATCGGTATGTTGATAATGCTGAAACAGAAAACACGCAAGAACGAGAGGCATATTTTGACGCAAGAGAAAAAGTTGACGCATTATATCCAAAAGCTTTTGAACTTGCAAAACTTGTAGTAGGTAGAGCATATCCAAAAGAAGATGTTGATACTTGCAAAAGTTTAAAACAAAAGTATGGACAACCTTTAGATGTTGTAGCAAAAGATAAATGCTTTTATTTCTCTTATGCAAAAGATGAACTAGAAGAAGATGAAAATGAAGATGATAGAAATGTATCTGAACATTTTGATTTTGGTTTATTTGGTAGTGTTGGCAATAGTGAATATGGTAATGAAACAGGAAAACAATTTGCTTATGCTTATAAAAGAGAAGAACTAAAAGCAAAAGAATGTAATCCAGATATACTTGCACAACAAAATGGGAAAGATGATAACCCACATAAAACTAAACACATTGAGGCAAACGACAAGGCACTTGGATTTAGTAATTATTCAAGATACAATTCTGATGATGATAACAATGTCGGAATTGCAAAAGAGTTTGATAGTCAATTTTATTTAGATATTATTGGAACATCACATTGTCGTTCAAGAACTATTGCTTGTAATAAAGAGGAATTTTTAATCTTTAAAATGTTGAAACAAGCTAAATCAAATGTAATCACTTGTCATCAAAAATGGATTGATAGTATTGAGAAACAAAAACAAGCTATGAAAACAGGATTGAAAGCATACAGGTATTTAAGTGAGGGTGTTGAGTTGATGAAAGAACTTGACATTGAGATTGATGAGGCAGAACTTGTAAGATGTAATTCAACAGGTTTGACAATCTACAATCCACAAAATCTGGCTAGTATGATTAAAGGTATGAAAAATACTACCATGACAAGAGAGCAGAAAATAGCAATCAGAAAGGAATATGAAAAACAGAATAACTTAAATTAAGCTATTGACATGGCTATCCTACTTATGATAGGATAGCCATAACTTAACAGAAAGAAGAAATAAAATGATAACAGATAAAACATTTAAAATAACATACTACGCAAGCAAACATAAAAAGCATATTACTAGATTAGGTAAATGGATTGAGGGTTGCAGATATTGGACAGATAAATCTGGTAAAGCAATTTGCACATACTTTGATATTGAGGCAGATAACTTTAGAAATGCAACTGTATCATGGACAATGAAAGGAGATAAATAATGCCAAATAAACATTTTTGCCAAGGACCTAATTGTCATACATATTCAACATCAGATAGGTTTCTAAAATCTAAAGGAATAATTCGTGGAAGATATGCATACTCAACAATGGACAGAACACCTAATCAATGGGGTTATGTTCCAAATGGTTCAGATGTTTATTTCTGTAGCCAAGGTTGTAAAATGGATTGGCTAAGTGAAAATATGTCAGCTATTGAAATGGGTATTCCTGTTCCATTTATTCGCGAGCGAAGAATAACTGAGGGATATGAGAAAGTAACAAACGAAAGTCGTTATGGTCATAGATATAGTAGCATTCAAAAAATCGGTGTTGACAATGATAGTCAATAATATAGGATACTCCTATTAACAGAAAGGTATAATATGACTAAAAGAAAAACATTAAAAGCAGAATATCTTCCAGGTGGTTCTAAAAGACAGGAACTGTTAGAACATGCAGTTGACTACTTAAGAAAACCAGGACAGACTCAAAACATTAAACATGAATTCTGCTTAACTTATCTTAAGATGACTGAGACAGAATATCTTGAGGCATTAAACAAGGCAACAAATGGAGGGTTAGAAGTATGGGCAAACTAGAAACAATTACATGGAATAATAAAGAATATAAAATGCCATTCAAGGCAGATTATAACAGACAGAAAGATGATAGCTTTAAAGAAGAAATCATTGTGAAGAATAGATTTAGTGGAGAACCAGCGCTATTGCCTTGGTTCGCTGTTGCTGTCTATGATACATTGATGGGCGCTGAACAATTAGGAGACAACAAGACATTACGTCAAGGATTAGATTGGTTTCGTAAATACTTCGCAAAAGAATATATGGTTCTGTTAGACTAGTCATATGAGCCAAGGCGCTAACGCGCCTTGGCTCACGTCCCATGGATCCCGAGGGGTCCCTAAACAATCTCAATTAATCTTTAATCAATAGACCCTATTCCCCCTTTTTAAAAAAGGGGTCCCACTACTCTAGGTTGAATTGCTTGATTTAGACTGTCAATGGTGGTAAAAACGTTTTGAACATCCTATAAGGGTGCAAAAAATTTTATAAAATTTTTTATGAATTTAGAAAAAGTAGATATAAGCAAACTACCTGCCGACGTTAGA